GCTGCGGTTGCGGGACCCGCGAAGGCGGCATTCCGCCAGGAAGCGGCACGGCTCCGTAGTTCGGCGCGTTCGGATTGAACGGCGGCGTTGACCACGCGGGCGGAGCCCCGGGCATCGGGCCGCCGCCGCCAGGCAAGGGGACAGCACCGTAGTTCGCGGGCATGAATCCGCCGCCAGCCTGAAGTCTCTGCAAAAGCCAAGGTGGAAGTGCCATTGTTTTCGTTCCTCAGTGAACCACTTCGCCGGGAGTCGGACTCATCGGCAACTCCGCGAGCACCGCGTCACGTCGTTGGAGCAGCTCGAAGTACACAGGCAAGTCAGCGTCAGGCATGTTCACGAAGTCCGCCGACTCGATCAGCCACGACGCGATCAAAACCCACGAAACGGGATCGTGTTCCGCCGCCCACTTGCTCCATTGCATGAATTCGCTCTCGTCCATACTTCTATTTTCTCATCCGTCCGTCACGGCTCGTCACGGCTACTGTTTGGAAACTCGAACGACTCTGACTCAATTCCGAATCGTTCGGCCGCTTCGCGCTCAGCGCACTTCGCGATCGCCGCCAACAATTCGTCGTGTTCTGTAATCCACTCGAGCAACTCGATCGCCGCGCGCGTACTTTCGCCTTTGCGCACGGAACGACTCGGCCAGATCGCGTATGTATCGAGCCTCAGCTCAGCAGCGGGCGACAGCGACGGCATAGGCTCTTGTTTGCGGCGGCCCTTTCGCTTGCGACACTTGACCGAACAGGAAACGTGATCGCTGCGAGTCGGGCGAAAGGACTTCCCGCACTGGTCACACGCACGAATGTCGATCGCCGCGCTCAATGAGTCCTCACTGAGCGCTCAATGGACGAATCGTGAAGTGCGTCACAAGGCGCTAGCGACGAGATCCGTACGATTCGCGGCCGTGAAGACCCCGCAGAGCGACCCTTTAGCCGAGACCGTCGTGCTACCGCAGGACGAGCTCGCCCTTCGCCGACTGCGGAAGGAACTGGACGAGCTGACTCCTGCGCAAATCTATGCGCTGGCCGAGGCAGTCGAACTGCTCGAGAAGACTGCCGAAGGCGAACGCGACGAGTAGTCATCGCTGAAGGCTCATAAGCGTTGCAAACGGGCCGCACTGCTCGCACGTGCGAATGTCGGGCGCTGCGCTCACGCAGCACCGAGCTCCGTCCCGTCTGCTGCCTTGAACTCGCCGCACGTCGAGCAGCCGGAGCCGTCGCAGTCGGGGCACGAGCGCGCAAACGCTATCGGTGTAGCGGGCGTAGCGGATGTAGCACCCTCTATAGAGGGAGACCCAGAACCGTTTATTGCGGTTGTGGGTGGGGCTGGCAGATAGCGCGTCCAAGCATCGTAGAAGTCCGTTCGAGCGTAGCCACGCAGAACAGCGGGGCCGATACGCACGCGCTTTGATACCACTCCATACGGTTGTAGGTAGTTAGCAAGCCGGCGCGCGTCCAGCGCTCTGCCACGGAGATCGGACCAGGGCGCTTCTTCAATCTGAATCAGCGCATCAATAATTGATTGGGTAGGTAGGAGTAGCTGGTCTTTGAATACGAGCTTGATATCCGCCAGCAACCGAACGCCCAAGCTTGGGTTCCCCTCCCTAGCCTGCGCTACATGTGCTACAGCCGCTACCCGAGCTCTGGACGGCCAGTCGCCGCCGGCTAGGTCGGCAATCGCTAGCAACGGCTCCCACACATCAGCCGCCCGATCCTCGACGCCGGCCGGCATCTCGGGGTAGTCGATCATCCTGAAGTCGCCAAGCCACTCCGCAAGCTGGTGGCGTAAAGCATTGCCCGCTGGAGCGTGAATGCGGCGACGGTACGGCTCGACGTGCTCGGACGGCGCCCTGCGACGCATCTTCACGACAACGGAGCGGGTCAAGATCGTGTCAGGCAGATTGCCAAGTCCCGCGAGTGCTACGGCGCAGTAGGCTGGCAGCTCCTCCGTCTCGACGGTCTTACCCTTTACAACACAACGGCCAGCGACAGCTCCGCGACGGTGCCCAGCGTTCAGGATTCCCCGCACTTCTTCGTGTTCCTTCGCGCGCGGGCCGAATAGCGTGTCGATCTCGTCAAACAAGATCGTTGGCAGTCCGGCCGGATCGCTCACCTTGCGAAACAGATAGGCCGGCGTAGCGTTCACGTTCGCAACGGGACGCGGGACAAGCGTCTCCGTAAGTTCTAGCGCTCGCGTCTTACCCGATCCTGGCTCTGGCGACAGAAACGCCAACCGCGGCGTTGACTCAAAAGCTTCCATTGCGTGCGCATGCGCTATCCACAGCGTATGAGCAACGCGGGCGTGCTCGTTGGGGTACGCAACGAACCGGCCGATATACTGCTCGACGTTCGCCAGTAGCACGGCGCCGGTCGGGGAGACGGCGTCATAGCCCTTGAGAAACGCGACGTTGTCGGGCTCGGCGCTCATCGCCGCGGCCTCGCGATCGTGGCGTATGCGTCCGCGAGCTTCGCGCGGTACCAGGCTTCGCGTTCGCGAGCGACTCGCGTCATGGCGGCGATCACGGCCTCGAGCACGAGGATCTTGGTGGCGAGCTCCATGCCGAGGGTGTCGAGCGCGGGGTCGCGAAAAGAACGCAGATCGGCGTTCTTTTTCAGTAGTTGCAGATTTGCGGCGGCGCTCATTGCTCGACGCGCTCTGCCGTCGATCGCGGCCGAACAGCAAACAGCGCGCAGCTCCGCGCCGTGCACGCTTCGACTTGCTGTCGCCAAGTGCCCACCCCGCCAATCGGGTCGTGAATGCACTCGCGACACTTCAAGTCGATAGCGTCACGAAGGCTAAGACGAGATCGCGGCGCTACGGTTCGGTTTAGGGCTGTTACGGCCTCACGGCAGGCGCTCATCGCGACGACTTCGCGAGCAGATGCGACAGCATCTCGACGTAGCCCGGAGGCGGCCGACGATCAGTTTGCGGACTGTTCGGGTTGTGGGGTAAATTGCTCATGCCAGTTCCTTTCAGTGTCAGTGAACGAAACGATGCCGGAGCCCGCCAGAGCTTCGGCATCGTGCTTTTTGTGGGTCGGAATCACCCCCGGCCTACTCGGCTGCCGCGAGCAAGTGCTCAAGCGACGCGCGCGTGATGATTCGGCGCCCGCAGAGCTTCGTGGATTTCAGGCGTTGCTGCGCGATGAGCTCGTAGACGCTGCGTCTCGAGATGCCGAGGACGTGCGCGGCTTCGTCAACGCCGTACGCTAACGCGCTGGGATGTGGATCACGCGGACGCTTCTGCCGCGTGGGCTCTTGGGTTGCGTGTTGGTGCTTGTCCATGCACACAGAGTCGTGCACATGGGATTGGTGCGGTAGTGACGAGTCGGCCGCGTGTCATGACGCGTGGCCACGTGTCAGGGAGTTAAGCGAGGCGCAGCTTCTTCAGGCGCCGATATAGATGCCGCTCTGGCATCCCGAGCTTCGCGGCCTGCTGCGCCCGAGTCGGATAACGCGGATCGTCAACCACTGCTAGAACCTGGGCGTCAGTCCATAGCTCTTTGAACGGCTTGAGATTGAGCTGGGGTGCGAGAAGCTTCGCCTCGTAGTGGCACATAACGAGCAACATGCCGAGCGCGCCGAGGGTCAGCGCTTTGTGCGCGCTGCGGTCAGGGTCTTTTGCGAACTCGATGAATTCGCTGCGCATCAGATCAAGCGCTTCTAGTTGGCGATCTATCAGTTCGCCGTACTGCCCGCGCACGCGCTCTTGCTGAATTTTGGGAAGCTCCCCTTGCATGACGCTAATGTTGTGCGCCGCGACGGCCATAGCGTCGCGGTACACATCGACGATAACCGCTGCGGCCTCGGCGAGCTCGTTTGTGGTCGTCATTGCACACTGCCAGATTGCAGCAACTCGACAGCCGCGCGCTTCCGCTCGGCGTCGCTGTGTATGTAGCGGTTCGTGACTTCAAGGTCGCGATGCCCGAGCAAATCGCGCAGCGTCGCAGCATCCACGCCAGCGGCGGCGAGACGAGATCCGAACGAATGCCGGAGCGAATGCCACGACACGCGCCCCGCTTTCGTGTTCTTGATGCCCGCGGCCTTGAGTACCGCGCCAAAGGACTTCCGCAGGTTCGCGAGTCGTTCAGCGCCGCCGAACACGAAGCCCGCGCGCGGCTGTCCGTTCTGCATCCACCAGCGGCGCAACACCGCGATCGCGTCGGCGTTGAGCGGAATCTCGCGCGTCTGAAAAGTCTTAGCCGTCTTTCCCTCGACGCGAACGAGCTTTGCAGCGAAGTCCACGCTCGGCCATTCGAGCGCGAAGAGCTCGCCGCGCCGGAGCCCCGTCTCGATGCTCACGAGCACGGCCGGAGTGAGCACGTCGGCGTACAGGCCCGCGAGGCTCGGCAACTCGTCCTCGTGACGCGCACGGCGCCATTCGTTTGCACTCGCGCGCTCTACGGCCTTCTTCTCGTCGCGCGCGGCGAGCGCTGCGCGGAGCTTCGCTTCCTCGGTAGCCGTGAACGCACGACGCACGCGCTTGCTCTTGTCGACCTCGAGCCTTTCGTAGTCGGCGAGCGGATTCTCGGTAATGAGCTTCAGCGGCCGGACAGCACGTTGCAGAGCCGGTCGTAGCGCCTCAATGTCGCGGTTGATCGTTTCGGCAGTCACGCCGTCGCGCTGGCGCCGACTCGCCCACTTCTCGACGCGTACTGGCGTGATCGCACTCAGTTTGTCGGCGCCGAACTCGTCGGCGAAACATGCCTTGATGCGCGCCACGGTGTCGGCGCCGCTGCGTCGATTCTGCTCGGCCCACGGCCCATAGCTGTCACGCAGATAGGCGTCGAGCGTCGGGACCGCGCGGTCCTGGGCGCGTTCCCCTTTGAAGTCTCGGCCGCTCGCGTCGTCGCCGCGCAGTCGCTTCGCTTCGGCCTTCACGGCGCCGAGCGTGATTGCCGCGGACGGGTCGATGACGCGCCGCGCGTCGCACTGTTTGCCGAACGGCCGCTCGCGCTTGCCGCGCCCGAGCACGACCCACAGGCCGAGATAGCCGGTTTTGTTCTGGTGCCGTAGGACTAAGCCGGCGGCGCTGTCGAGAATTTCTTTCGGCTTGTCCGGCGCCGGCCACGCGGCTACCTTGCGGATGAGCTCGACGGTGATTTTCTGCGCTTGATACTTCGCGCTCTGCGCTTTCGATCCGCGTGCCATGATTCGTGCCGTAAGTGCTTGCGTAAGTGCAATCCGATGCTATACGCTCGCACAAGCATGCACAAGCACGCCCTACCAATCAGCTACTTACGGACGGAACCCGCGCCAGCCAATGGACGTTTTCGCGTTCGGGACGCAGGGGTCGCAGGTTCAAATCCTGTCACCCCGACCACTTTCGCCCTTTCCCGCCAAACACTTACGACACTTCCGCTAAACAGCGCTCGACGGCTCGCCCGTCGTAAGTGCCATGTAAGTGCATTCCTGCAAGAATTTGCCGCATCCCGCGGCAAGCGGCCGTGCGCGCTGCGTGAACAGCGCGACGGCCTAACCCCACCGATACCCGGAGGTATCAGCATGGCTACTCAGAACTTTGAAACTCTACGCGCCCGCGTTCAAGAGCTCGGTTGTCAGCTCTTCGTCGACAACGCCGACGACGGCGATCCGCGGCTCTATCTACATGACCCGAAGATCGACAAGCATGTGCTCGTCGGAGCGACGGTCGAAGAGGTCGAGGAATGGCTCGAAACGGAAGAGGAGCGCGACACGGACGCCGACGAGCAGCAAGCCATCGCCGCCGCGCTGGAGCGCCAAAAGGCCGCGGGCCTGCACGCCGATGCATCGCCGTGGACGACGCGCGACGACTTCAATGCTCCGCATGTGCGCGAGACCTATGAGCAGTTCCTCGGCCTGCTCGTCATCGCAGGCCCAAAGGACCGCTACGCAGCGATGGACGTGCGCCGCGAGCGCGGAGTCGAGGCTGCGGTCGAGTACCTGGGGAAGTGCACCATCACGGATGAACCCTACGAACCGGACGACGCGCCGCCCAAGCGCGTAAACACCCCGTACGACGAAGTGCTGCTCGGGCTCGAGCGCTGCCAAGCGCTGGGCCGGGCCATCCAGCACGAATCGGACGACGGCGACGAACACGCGGCGCTGTACACCCTGCTCGATCGGGAGCTCGACGCGATCGACAAGATCGTCGAAACCAATCGCCAGTGGAACGGCGACAGGTCGAAAGGCGGCGCGTCATGAACAAGTACCTAACGGTCCTCAACCGTGCTGCGCGACGGCTCGCATGTGCTCTATCAGTCGCTCGACCCGCAGCCCGGACACGCTGGCGTTCGGATCGGCGCCCACATCGCCCTTCGGCAAAAGGACCACGGGGACGACGTGGCGACTGTAGTTATAGTGCACGGCGACACGGTGACGGAGCATCGGCCGTGACGCGCGTCCAGATCGCCGAAGCTATCCGCGTGTTGCTCCGCTCCGGCCTCACGGTCCGCGACGTCGCCGAGCTGCTCCGAGCTCACCCGCGGGCGATCGAGGCGCTACTCGCAACCTGAACTGTCATCTAGTTGACACTTCGAACCCCGGCCTCAGTGCCGGGGTTTTTGTTTGTGGCAGACTTCGCTCCGAGAGTCGCCGAAAGAGCGATCAAGGGGGCAGCCGATGAAAAGCGACGAGGCCGTCGGCATTCTTGTCGTGTTCGCGCTCGTCGGCCTTCTGATTGGCTTCGCAGCAGCAACGTCTGCGCCGGAAATCGTCGGAACCGGTAACGCGCTTACGACCTTCGTCGCAACGTTTATCGGCGCCTGGGGCGCCTTCCTCCTTGAGTCTCGGCGACGGAGCGAGCAAGAGGTTAGCGCCAAGGTTCAGGCCGGCAACCGGATATTGTTCGATCTCTACATGGTCTGGAATGACTACACGATGATCGAACAACGACTCGCCCCCGAGCTGGCGACAGTGCATCCGTCGCTCTACTGGTGCCAACTGCGACCAAGGATTTTCGTGGAGCCGCGGCAGGGAATTCTCGACGTCGCCCGCTTGGAGTTCATGCTGAACTCGCCGAAAGCAAGTCTCCTAGTGGAGGTCCAAATTCAACACGAGCGCTACAGGCAGTACCTGGATCTGGTTCAGCGACGAGGCGCCCTGTTCGCGACGGCGCAGAACCTTTGGGCTAGGTCCGGCATCGTTGGCGCCAGCGACCTCGGTCAGTTGCTCGACGTGACTGGCCCTGCGCTGCGCGGTCAGCTCGAAAGCCTCACAAACATGACGCTCGAATTCTTGCCGGAGAATCGATCTCAAGCGCGCGTCGTCTTTGACGCACTTCGAGACGAGTTAGGGCTCCGCTTCCCGGGCCGCAAGTTCATCGCGATTGTGGACGGCCAGACGCCAGCTCGGTCGCCGTGAGGGCGGTCTCGCGGTCGATCTCGGCCTCGATCGCCACGAGCCGGCTCCTTCGCCGCCCGCGTTGTTCGGGTCGATTCGCGATTCGGTGCCCTCTTTGTTTCCGGTAAGATTCCAGCGCTATGAGCGAGTCCGCGATTGCTACGATTATCTCGGTAGTCGCTACCCTGATCGTCGGGTGGGGCTTCTTCTTCGTCGCGAGCAAAGAGCTACGAAACGAGGCGGCGAGATTACGCCATCTCAACAAGCTGATACTGCATGCGCTCGAGCACGCCGGCTTTGCTGAGGTGAAACGAGACGGCGAAGGCGAGCCCATTGGGATCGTTCTCAGTGCCGTCGGTAACTTGAAGTCGCAGCCGGCAACCATGGGGATGCAGGGCACTGTGAAGCCATCAACAGGCACGCCAAGTGCCGTATCTGATCGAAACGCACAAATACAGTAGTTCGCCAAACCCGACTTCGGTCGGCACGATGCGCGGCTATGACAGCCAAGCTCGTGAGTGCGCCGTCCGTCGAGCTCACCGACGAGGATCTCCGACTCCTTGAGGAATCCTGCCGCCGCCTAGCCGCACGCGCTCGGCGCAAAGGCGCGATCGAGAAAGCCGCACACTGGCAGCGGGTCGCCGACAATGTCGCCCGCGCGCGGACCCCGCGATGCCCAGGCGAGGACTGAACACGCTCGCCGACCTCGGCGACAGCCATGCGATCTACGCCGACTGCGATCCGTGCAGTCGGTCGATCCGCCTCAACGCAGCTCGCCTCGCCGCTATCTACGGCCCTCAATTCACTATCGCCGAGCTCAAGCACCGGCTCACGTGCCGAAACTGCAACGCGCGGCCGCGGCAGATTCGGATCGTCTATGTGATGCCGTCGCGGAGAGGATGAGGCGGGCTCGGGAAGTGTCGTCGTAGCTCTCTGTCGCTGCATTGCTAGACGTAGTCTCTCCAACTCACCCCGTCGATGCGCCGATGCACGCACTCGACGGGAGCTTCATCAGCCAGCTCAATGAACGATGTGCTTCCTTCCAGTTGCTGAGGGAACAGCGCGAGACAGCGTTTGTCGCCTTTCGTGGAATCGAACAAAATTAACCTCGAAACCGCGTCTATGAACGGCTCAACGTTCTTTTCTGTCAGATCAAAGATGTTGCTGGCAAGACCACGAACCCGAACGATGACATAGTTGGGCTTGCGTAGTGCAAGCTCATGAGGTTGCAAGCCCGCAACGCGCTTCGATCGCGCTAGACCGAACTTTTCTCGGTAGGCGGTCTCTTCATCTTCCCCTAGATAGAGCGCGTTGAACGGGGGGTATTTCCACGGATCTATGTTGCCCCCGTAGTTGAATCGGCCACCGACGCCGGCCACGCTCCCCTTTGTCGACAACGGCTGAAGGCTATATTTGAAATCGACAGCGCGAACCCAGCTATCGATGGGCAACTCAATGCCAGCGACGCTCTGTAGCGCGCTAGTGATGGCGGCCTGCGAAGCCTGCCGCTGCGCTTCCATCTCGTGCCAGATACGGATGTAGTAGGCATCGGACTCGTAGGCGATGACTTTCCATTGCCCGAGCTGAGCACTAGAGAACTGATCGAGAATGACGTTGGCGACCTCGCCTGGCTCGCCAGCGAGTGATTCGGGCCGCCGCCGTCTGCCACCGCTCAGGCGTGTCCCCAGCCAGCCTCTTCTCGTGCTTCTAGGATGAACTGGTGCAGCTTGTGAAAGCGCCCGAGCCGCAACATGTCACGTGGTTTGATGTTACCCAGGCTTGGGTTTTGCGCATGGAACCACGAAACAGTTCTATTGCGGTCTCCGTCGAAAAACTCAGCAACCAGATTGATTACGATCGCGGTCTCGTGGAGGCGCTCAATCACTTCGCGCGGCGGCTCGTCGAGACGTATGCTTTGTCTGCGCACCTGCGCCATCTTCGACAAGTCGTTCTCGTCGAGACTCAGAAAGTCTGCGATCTTTTGATAGTCGTCCGCAAAACCGAGGACATCCCGATTTGCCACCGTGTTAAAAAACTGAGCGCTCATGGCCGTCTCTGATCTGACCTGATTCTACGAGGAGATTTTAGCCGACTTCGTGGGACGCCTTATCTGATCGTTTTCACAGCGCCACGGTTCCGAAGGTTGAGTATAACGCCAGTACCGGCCCCACGCGGAAACCCGCTATCCGCCTGTGTTCCGGGGGTAATCCCCGATCGGCATAGCGCCTAACTATACCGAGCAAGTTCATCGCGAACTGCCAACTAGTTGACACTACAGGCCCAATTGTTACGCGCGCGCTCACACCCCATCCCCGCGCCCTCTTCTGCTGCCCGCCCGAGATCGTTGAATCGCGCCGACCCCGCGCGGGCCTGGCGGGCCATTATCGGGGAGGCCCGACATCGGGCGTGCAACTACACGATTCCTTTCCTTTCGACGCATCTTCGGCCTTCGCGGGAGCCGCTAGTCGATCGAGCTCCGCGTACAGCTCGGCCTCGATCTCGGGATCGACGGCGTCGTATAGGCGGGCTTTTTCGATAATTTCGGCAACGCGCGAATCGCTGTAGTTCACGCACGGTTCAAGTTGCCCGCTCTTGATTGCGTCCGCTGAATACCCCCTCGCTCGCAGAAACCTCTGCGTCTCGGGAGTCATGTCGCAAGCCATGAATTGAATCACGTTCGAGCGCTTCACCACTACTTCACTCCTTCTCAGGCATCGGGGATAACGACCCAGTCGGCCCCCTGGCTCTCCGGGGTGAGCTTCAGCTTCGTTGCGCACTCCAGCATCGCGAACGCTGCAGCGTCGCCGGCTGTTTGCAGCCGGATGCAGGCAGCGGTGTCCTCGCGCGTATTGAGGCCCCGCTCCAGCATCGTGCGGAGCTCACGCGATAGCACGTTCATCAGGTCGAAGAACCGACAGTAGTCGTCGAGCGTGTCGACGTTCTCGGGCGTCACCCAGTTGTGCGGCATACAGCCCACGAGCCTGCGCCATTCCGCCGCCTCATCGGCGGTCAGCTCGGGAGGCGGCTCGGGCCTGCCGGCTCGGGGATCGAGCGTGACGACGTTCGTGGGTTGGCGGTCGTCAGCGTCGTTGCTGCCCCGGTCTTTCATTGCTTCGTGTTCCAAGGGCGCTCAAAGTTCTGCCGGCTCGCGCTTCTATGGGCTGCCTTCTCGTCGTATTGGCTCTGCAAAGTTAGGCGCAACTTCGTCGCACACATCGCCGCCGCGCGGCTCTCCCGCTCTGCGGCGATCGATAAGCGGTTGTATCGCTCGAAGTCCTCTCCCTCGATACTCTGCTCGGCGAGCTCGGCGTTGATCTGGCGCAGCCGGCAGACGTGACCACACAAAGCCTCGAGCAAGCCGAAGTTCTCCGCCCGGAACCATCCGGCCGGCATCCGGCCTACCACCGTGCGCCATTCCGCCGCCTCGGCTTCTCGCAAATAGGCCGGCGGCTCGGGTCTCGTCTCGGAGACTGCGGCCAAGCTTGCGACCAGGGGCGCGATTTCACGCTCGGATTCACTTTTGCGACCGCGCGTTTCCATACCTAACTCCGAAAAAGTCGAGTTTTAACGAAGCGACTGCCCCCTCCGCCCCCACGCGCATACAACACACGCCAAAAAGGGGTCTAGGGGGGGTCAAACATTGGCTCTCACTTCGGAAACGCAGCCTTATTGCGCCCGCTGCGCTTCGCGTTCACCTGCGCAGCACTCGGTAACGGCAGCGGCGTCTTGCGTCCGCCTTGGTTCGGTAGCTTTCGAGTCTTCATGCGTATGGATCTCCTGTGCTTACGGTCAACCAAACAGCTTCCTAAGCTTCGCGTCGAGCTGCGCTTGCTCTCGGCGAGTAGCGACATGCGCTTCCCTGCCGAACGGACTGCACAACGCCTCCCACGCCATGCGGCCATAGTTGACGGTCGAGCGCCGCGGGGTTCGCTGCGTGCGCTCGGCGTAGCGCTGCTTTAGGTCCTCGTAACTCACGTCCAAGGTCCACCCCCTCTCTAGCGGTGCTTGCCACGATAGGCCGCCTTCGACTGCTCTCGTGATTGGTACTCGGCTTGCCTCGCTTGGCTGCCTCCGTTCAGTGATCGCTCCATGAGTTGGCCGACTCTGTCTTCGGGCGTCAGTGGCTGCGCTGGTTTCGCCGATACCTTGATGGCCCGCCTGACGGGTTGCTGCTTTTTCAGCTCGCGATAGCGGCGGGATTCCTCTGCGATGATGAGATCGTTGGCGCTGGCTGCGCGTATTTGATCCTCGGTGTAACCCCGCTCTAGCAGAGCGCCGCGGAGCTTCGGCACGTCGAGATCGGGGAACGCCTTCTGAAGCTTCTGGCGCTCACTCGCGACCTGCCGCTCGGCGCGCGCAGTCATTCGATCCTCGGCAGACTTATGGAATTCGCCGTTAACCCGGTCCAGCGCTTCAGCGGCGGCCCGGATCTCCTGCTCTCGTCGGTGATGCCATTCGAGCGCGGCGGCTTTGCGCTGCGGGTCTGCGATCTGCTCGATGAGCGGCACGTCCTGTTGATGCCGGTGGATCGCCTCCATGAGTTGCTGCCGCCCCGCTGCAAATTTCTGAGCGCGCTGGAGATCTTCCCAACTGAAGAGGTTGGAGCTAACCGGCTCGTCTGGCGCCTCATGCTCCTGTTGCTGCGTCTCGGCTCGCGGCGGCTGCTTCGGCTGCTGCGGCTGTGCGGGTTTCGGCGGCGGCTTGGGATCGAAGAGACGGTCGAGCTTTTCGTCGACGCTTTCCTCTTCGTCTCTCGGCGCGCTCTCGGCATCGAGCGGATCGGAGAAGCCGTAAGGCGTGTCGTCGCTGGCGGAACGGCTCGGCGCTTCTCGATCGTCCGACCCTTCGGGCAGACCGAACGAACGGCCGATAATGTCGCCGGCCTGGTCCTCGGCCGATTGGCGGTCAAGTTGACCGGAAACCATTTGATCGACGTGGTTACTGAGATGCGATACAGACTCCGCCGGAGCGATCTCAATCGAAGACGATTCGTTACTCATTGCTTTCCTCGTGGTGTGTTCATTCGCTCGAATAGCGCATCGAGCTTGTTGCTTAGTGGCGCCTGCGCGAGCGCGAGGTAAATCGGTATCCCCAGCACCATGCATTGACCCACAGCGTTCCCCATCGCTTCGGAGTGCTGCTTTTTGACGGTCGCTCGCAAGTTCGAGAGCGTCAGTCGCCGACTTCTGTTCGACGGGTCGAGATTCGCAATCTCTCGGTCGAGCCGGTCCAGTTCACGCTTGTGGCGCGCTTGCTCAGCGTCGAACGCTGCGAGCTCCGCCAGATCCTCCCGCGAGAGATCCTCTCCGCCAATCGTGAGCCCGCCGAAATCCGGGTTGAGCATGAGGGCCGAAAGTTGACCGCTGCCTAACATCGCCATTCCCGTTATCTCCTTCGGCTCACTGCTGCGGTTCCTCATCGAGGAGCCCGCTCCTAATGCCGGTCGTCAAAGTCTGACGGCCCAACGTGCGTACGGCCTCGCTCGGGAGATTGCTTCGCGTGAGATAGCGAACGAGCGGACCGGGCGACATCAAAGCCTTTGCGATGTAGAGCGGCACGCCGACGGGGAGCCCGAACACCGCAGTAGCCGCCGGAACTACCGCGGCCTCGACTAGCTCGGCGCCGATCGACGACGACGCGAACTTCCCCGCGCGCTGAATCGTCGTGCCGAGCACCGCAAGGCTCTCGATCGCGCTGCGGGTTGCGCCTGAGAATGCCTGCTGCGTTTCGCTGGGGAATTGACGCCACAACGTGAGGAGCTTTTGACCGTCAAGAATGCGGCGCCCGCCCTGCGTGACCGTCGAGCGCTCGATCGCGCGCGACAGTGTGACGGACAGGAAATCATCGAACTCGCGCGGCGAAAGACTCCGGCGCAGTGTCTCGAGCATCTGCGGGTTGCCTGAGACGCGATCGATGATGCGCATCGGACGCTTCCCGATGGTTTGATGCAGTGTCTCGGCCACGCGATTGGCAACGGCGCGAGTCGAAACCGTTGCGGTCGTTGCTTGCGGCGCCACGAGACCGCGGAACACGTTGCTAACCTGCGTTGAAGCGGCTCGCACGCCTTCAGCAGCACTGCGAGCGCCGGCCGGCAGAGCCTCCACGAACTTCGAGAGCACGCCGCGCGTGTGCTGCGGAGCTTCACGAGCAAACTGCGCGACGCGTTGTCGTACAGGCTTAAGCGGATCGAGGAATCGCAAATTCGGAGCCAGCGCCCGATTAGCGAGGCCCGCGATTCCGAGTCCGGCCGTCTCTGCTAACGCCATTTCTGCGCCGCTGCGAAGCCCGGCTCGAGCGACAGAGCCCGGAGTCGATTCGGGGTTTGCGGATTCGGCTAAAGCCCCACCCATGCCGCCGCCCGTACCGGCAGCCAAGATGCTCGGGCCGAAACGGGAGGCGAGAGCGCTCCACATCGGCATTCGGCTGGCGATTGCGGGAGCTGCCGGCGGAAACGCAATGCTCGCCAGCGTTGCGCCAACGATTGGCGCGGAGGTTTCGACGGGAATGTTGTTCATGGCGTTCGCGAACGAGGCCGGCGCGCCGCGGAGCGTGAAGCCCGCGCCACCGGCGCCAGGGAGCGTTACCCGGTACTTCGGCTCGCGCGGTGTGTCCGGCGCTCCTGCCATGAGCACGTCTAGGCGCTCGAGGCCGAAATCTCTTTGGCCGGTGCTCGGATCGCGGCCGACATTGCCCGAGAGCTTCTGCACAGCGGCCTGGATCTCTTGCAGGGCCATGCCATCGGGGAAGTGGATCTTGCCAATCCCTGGAGTGTGTATTGCCGGCATCAGCGTCTCGGGACCAGTTGCCCGGTCGCCGGATCGAAATCGTACTCAGGGACCGGCGGGCCATCGCCCTCGTCTTGGGGCATCAGGTATTCCGGGAACACGTCCTCGAAGCCGAGCTCGTGACGCTCTGCAAACCCGCGCGCGTCTTCGACAACGCGATCGTGCTGCTTGCGAGCGGCCCCGAATTGACTCTTAGCCATGTTGACGAAATCTTGTCGCTGTCCTTCCGTCAAACGCTCGCCGCTGAACACACGCTTGAAGTCGGCGGCCACGCGTTGCGCGAGCGAGCCGGCGCCCTCGGTGAGCTGCACTTCGCCCTCGCGGACGATCGAGCCCGGATCTAACGTTTTCATCGTGCCGAACACCAACGCCAGGTCGCCGGCCGGGCTCGGGTCCTTCACGGCGGCGAGCACGGCTTGATAACCGCGCTGCTGCTCGAGGAATTGCGCGCTGTCCCGCTTCACGTCGTTGCGAAGCGCCCGCACGTCATCGAAGGTGATTTCTGGCGCGTCTTCGTCGCCGCCGATTTCTTGCTGGATAGCACTCTCTAGAGCGCTGACGGCTGCGGCGTTGCCGGATGCCTCGGCGGTCTCAAGATCCGCGAACAGCTTCCCGATCGGAGACTCGCCGATCCGCTCCTCGGGCGCCGGGCCGAGAATGCCGGGTATCTTTCCGATCATGCTGGCCGCTGCACTTGGGTCGATCTGCGCAACCGTCGAGAGATATTTCGCTTGCTCCGCGTTCAACGATGTAGAGCCATCGGAGCGCGGCGAGGCGAGCTGCTGGATAAACGAGTCGAGCGAGGCGGCAGCCTGCGCGTGACGGTCGGCTTCCTCAAGCTCGCGCTGAACCGCTTGCTCTCGCATGAGCGATTCCGTGCGCTGACCGCCGGCCTGCTGACTCGCGAACATCGCGTCGCCGAAGTCGGCAAGCACGCTTCCTGTACCGCGGGGGACTGGCCGCGCCGACTGGAACAGCGAACCGATCATCGCCATGCGCTGATGTTGGGCTAATGCTTCGTTCTGTTGCGGCGACAGGTTCGGGTTGTACTGCACGCCAGAAATTCCATTGGCGAATTTGTTGAAGCCGCCACTGAACTTTTGCAACCACGGTGGAACGCCCTTGCCATATGTCGGGATGAGCGGTTGCGAAGGCGGCCCGCCCTGGGGTTGCTGCGGTTGCGGGACCCGCGAAGGCGGCATTCCGCCAGGAAGCGGCACGGCTCCGTAGTTCGGCGCGTTCGGATTGAACGGCGGCGTTGACCACGCGGGCGGAGCCCCGGGCATCGGGCCGC